AAAGTTATCAACTAAAACCGAACCGGCCGGAAAGATAAGAGTATTCGCTATTACTGATGTTTGGACTCAAACAATCCTTTTACCAGTCCATGAACATGTCTTTAAGATTCTTAAAGGTATTGCTCAGGACGGGACTTTCGACCAAGACGCTCCGTTGAGTTTACTACGTGCACGAGTCAAGGAGAAGGAGGATAAATCCGTCTTCTCGTATGACTTGTCCGCCGCTACCGATCGCTTTCCAGTTGATTTTCAGGTTCAGTTATTATCTATGTTATATAACAGAGATGTAGCTGAGGCTTGAAAGTCACTGTTAGTTGATCGGGAATGGTGACTTAAAGACGAAAGTCTTAAGTACGCTGTAGGTCAACCCATGGGTGCCTTGTCATCGTGAGGAGTGTTCTCTCTCAGTCATCACTTCGTGGTCCAACTTTGTGCCAGTAGGTTAGGTTGAAAGACTTGATTTACTGATTACGCATTATTGGGGGACGACATCGTCATAGCTGATCAAGGGGTTGCGAAAGCATACCTCGAGATCATGACTGAATGGTTTGGAGTAGAAATAAATCTATCCAAGTCTATTCAATCTAAGCTAGGGATGATGGAATTCGCGAAACGAATAGTTACTCCTGAATCTGAATTTTCGCCAGTAGGGCCAAAGAATATTATCTTGAGCTTAAAAGCTCCTGCTAATATCCCAACCCTTATTGATGATTATATAAAGAAAGGTGGCTGTATCGATTTTGCGTCTGTTGTGCAGGCTGTAGGAATGCTCACCCATGATATCGTTAAGATATCAAGAGGTAAGATGGAGACACTGCTTTGATCTATTGCTGGGCCTTTTGGCTCAGTCAATAGTGGAAGTCGCTTTGGACCCGCGAGGGTTGAAAGTACACTTTCCTATTTCAAAGTTTATGGTGTCAGTTTGGATCTGATAGATGAGGTTTCCAATGCCCTTGATGGTGTCTTAATTGACATCATCGAGGAACAGAGGAAACGAGCTCGTGACAAAACTCGTGAGAGTCTTGCCCAGCTTACGTCTATTAGTAGTGTAATTGGGTTTGATGGTTTACCTCCAAAGGGTATGCCTTCATTCACCTCGCTACAAATATCCGGTTTAGAGATATACTCCGATCTTTTCCAAAGCTCGCCAATCATTGTGCCACAACATCCAACCGGTCTTCCGACCGTGTTTGATATTGTGCGTTACAAGTTGGCTGGCCTACCGGTGGTGTCTCCGTTGAGTAACTGTTTAGTAAAACAAGTTGTACAACGTCCACGTTTCCGTCCAATAGGAATTGACTTCTTTATAAAGGTCAATAACAGCTTGAAAGAGTGGATGGAGTCGTAGCTTGAAGTGTGATTCTGTTGCAGGGAGTTGGTATTCTTTATTACCAAGGTTCCTGGGCGACAGTTCAGGAAGGGGTACTCGAGAGGGC